TGGACCAGGTAAAGCCTGAATAAATTCCGCACCTGATCGCTCATACCGATACCTAGCCTGGAATGGATCTTTATAGTTCGGAACATACAAGATGTTGGCTAATCGATCTGTTTCATACAGATAGATTTCGTTCCAAACCTTGAGTGCTTCTTTGGCGTTGCTCGACCGAATCGTACGGTCAACGTCACCAACGATGCTTTCTAACCGGGTGGAGGGAGAAGTTGCCACCTCAGTTTTCTTTTCTGCGGTGTCACAACGACCAATCTGAATGATGATCTTGTCGTAAAAATAGGAGTCTGGGACCGTATTCATGGCCTCTTCCAGACGAGCGTAATCACCCGCCGGAACGGAAACCGTGAAGTAACCCAGGTGATACCTGACCCTACTTTTATCGAAGTCAGATAATTGCACTTCTACCTTCCAGTATCAACTAATTATAGTTCTAGAAAATCAATCAATATCTAAAGAATTCGTTTGTGGCGTAGCGTTGACCCTGGAGGTAAGGATCTTCTCCGGTGAACTGGCTGAGGAAATTTTTAGGTGTTAACACTTGCTGCATCATTCCACCAATCAAACCTTCCTTCAGTTGCTCCATGAGCGTTTTAGGTTTTTCCTTTTCTCCCAAGACGTTGATCAAAGCATCAATTAACTGACCCTGTTGGGTTTTATTTGCAATCTCATTCTCAACGAAAGCCTGTGCTAAAGCCTGAGAGGTAGCTGAATCTCCTCCAAAGCTTGCATCACTTTTGCGTGTTGTTGCAGCCTGGGGAAGCTCGCTCAAGTGAAACGTTTGAAGCTCATAAGGGCCGGTGCGCAAAACAGAAACATTTCCTGCATTGCCTTGACCTGAGTGCGTGGATACAGAACCCTGGCCCAGAAAACGCAATGAAGTTCCTTTTGGGAAGAAATAATCCTCACCTTGATGGTTTGTTGTTGCGCCAGGTACTGGAGCAGTTCTCGGCCCCATGCGACTTGTTAGCTGTGTCGCTGGATTTAAAGCAAATCCTTGGGCTTCTGGACTATAAATAGATTGCCACTCTTCTTTACCTGGAAGCCGAAACTGAAGGTACTGACCAATATCCTTTCGCGCAGTAGAAAACGGGATTAGTTTCCCATCTTTGGTAAGTTGAAAATGAGCATGGGGTCCACTTGATTTACCAGTAGAACCAACCTTACCTTTAAATAGAGCTGGACCGGCCATCTATCTTTTTCTTTTTATTGTAAAACGAAAAAACCCCTGGTTTCCCAGGGGCTTGAATGCGTTGAATGTATCAAACTCGGATCAAATCAGCTGCCAATACGGCGTCCCAATCAACACGTTTGATCTGCCTGAGCTGCTCTAAGTTGTTGAACTTCTCACCCGATAAGGACATCTGAAGGTCTTTAATCTCTCGGGCAGTCTTCAAACCAATACCCTTAATATGATCAGCGATCATTTGGGCGGTGGCGGAATTGATGTTCAACCGCGTTTCCGGAGGAAATGAGCGGGGTTCCTCTTGTGCAGCCTTATCTTTAATCTGAAGAGTTTTTACTTTTTTTGTTGCCGATTCGTCGGGTACAAGTTCGGACTTGTAAGCGGTATAAACACGACCGTCCTGGTCTTCGACCATGAACCATTCGCCGTTATCCCACTCGCTAACGATCTTTACACGCGCACCTGTTTTTTTGTGCTGGTAAAGCATTTCGGCAACAGTAGACATAGGACCAGAAGTTATCTGGTCCTAGTTTAACTCAATCAGCTGACTGTGCGGCCCAGGAGGTAGCCGTCGATGTCCTCGTAGCCAGGGGCTTCATCCGGCTGGATGTAGCACACTTCAACCACGAAGTAGCCCTTACGACCAGCATTGGCGTCATCGCTAGAGATGTACCAACCACCGGAGGTGCTGGTGCCAGTTGTGGTCTCACGAGCAAACACCTTGAAGGTGGTGCTGGCGGTGAGCTGCTTGTAGATGGTGCTTGCACCCACGGTGCCGGTGCTGGTCAGCAGGGGGTTGGCGCTGTAAGCGGCGGAACCAGCGGCGAAGAAGATTTCGCCACCCTGAGAGCCAGAGGTGGTGGAGGTCAGGTTGGCCTGAGCCACGGCCTCACCGTCGCCAGAGGCAGACACAGGAGCGTTGCTGTTGCTGCGGCAGAAGGTGATCACGTTGCCGGTGGCAGCGTACACACCCGAAGACACACGGCCGTCGCCCCAACCGGAAGCCACGGAGATGGTGGCGCGGTAGACGTAGGCGGGCAGAGTGGTGTTGCCGGAGATCACCATGCCGGTGATGTCGGGGCGGGTGTCGTCCTGGCGGTAAGGCGAAGGAACGATCACGTCACCAGTAGCGGTGATGGCAGTACCAGAGGCACTGGACACAGCCACATAACCACGCTGCTGGAAGTAGCGATAACCAGGGGTGGCCAGCACAGAAGTGGGGCCACCTTTCGAGGCGTTATTGGTGCCGTCATCGTTGGTATCAATGTTCTTGTACCAACCGTTCAGAGGCTCTGCCCAGTTACCTGGGTAGATCTTTTTAGCGGACAAATAGGTCATTTATTTTTCCCTATGTTTGTATGTTGCTTAATTATCAGACAGTGCCGTCGTCCGAAACGAAGCTGTAAGCGGTGGTCACGAAGTCCTTGTTCAGGATCTCGAAGCCAGCGTACAGTTGCCAGATCAGGATGATGAAACGGCTGAAGTCGTCGTTGTTGTTGATGAGCACCTGAGCGTTCGGACCGCCGATACCCACGCCAACGGCTTGAGGGCCGAAGAAGTAGCCCTGAGCAACCTCTTGGTTGGCATAAGGGGCAGCACCGGTGAAGGAGGCGGAGACGTTCTTGGTCGGGAAGTTGGTCGACTCGAAGAACTTCACACCTTCGAACTGGACGCCAGTAGGCATCACGGGCTCACCAGCCAGGAAGTAGCCCTGACCAGCCTGGGGACCCATGTAGAAGCTGGCGTTGTTAGGCATCATGGGGTTGCCCATGTACATGCCTTGGCCAGGGTTACCAGCGTAACGAGCGATCTCACGGAAGTCAGGATCACGACGCAGGTGCATCATGAAGGTGGGATCGCAGATGCAACGATACAGACCGTCAGAGAAGGTCGGAACGTTGCGCTTGCGCAGGTCCTTAACAATGGTCAGCAGGTCAGTGCGAACCGAGAACTGCTGGAGATCAGCGGTGTACTCAGCAGAGCTGTAGGTGATTTGACCAGAGGAGTTCTTGGTCTTACCGCCAGGGAAGTAGTAACCGCCTTGGGTTGTGGAGGCAGCACCGTTGGCTTCGGCTTTGGCGAGTTCATCAATGAACACGCGGTCGCGCCAGCGGCGGTAGTCGTCGAGCAGGGTCAGCGAACCGATGCTCTGGTGGAACATGTTCAGGTTACCGGTGTCCAGCAGCAGACGCTGGGCGGTAATCAGAGTTTCACGAGCGATCTTGAATGTGCTGGGCTGAGTCGGGTCACCCGGATCTGCAGGGCCGGTGTACTCTTTGAGCACAACCAGCACCTTTTCCTTCGTGATGTTCCGGCTGTTGGCAGTACCGATGGTCTGGTCGGACACGCGCTCACGGCTGTCCTTAGTACCAGGGGTACCCCAGAACTTGTAGCGGTCTAACTGAACGGTTTGACCAGGCTGACGGGTGAAGTCATGAACGACCACAGGCTCGACGGCCATCTCTGCGATGTACGCAGGGTGGGGACGGTAGAGTTCCGCACCCAGAATCTTTGGAAAGTCGTTATCAATAAACACTGTTTGTTATCCTCCAGAGTCTCAGGAAGGTAGTTTATCGGGTGAAGATTCAGACATTTATATGTCTTATCTAACACAAATTTTAGCAGCCGGTAATTTATTTAATCACCGGCTAGCTATCACTCCATCACGAACAGTTTGTTCGCAACAACTTGAGGCTGAGCCTGGTTCAGAACGCGCCAGGCATTCTGGGGATCACGAGCCATCATGTCATTGAAGTCGCCCCAGAAATTACCGGGTTGCTGAGGAGCAGCAGCAGCAGGAGGAGCGGGCATTTGACCCAGCTCAGGCTGCATGATCTGCTGAGTGGGGTAACCAGGGGTTTCCAATTGAGCCTCGTTTTCATACACAGGATAGGGACCTTCCGGACCGAAGAACTTCAGCGTGTAATCGCTGAGCACATCGGGGTTGGTCAGGATTTCGTTGTAAGCGAGGTTCTCTTGGTGCTCGTTAACAGCGAACTCGGCGTAGTTCTTAATCGTGTCACTTGCGCGATTTCCCCACGCGACGGCGCTGTCCAGCATTGTTTCCAGCTGGAGTGCGTAGTTGTTCAGGATTGCCGGAGCTTCGATCCCGAACGCGTCCATCACTTGGCGGGACTCCTGGCTCATTCCCACCAGGTCCGCGATTTGCTCCAAGGATGGAGTCGAGGAGGTTTGGGAATAGCTGGGCGAGGATACCTGGCTGGGATATGAGGTCGGCGCTGCCGATTGTGGCGTAGCTTGGGGGCTGACTGACCCGAAGTTGGCCGGGGTATAGGTCGTCGGAGCCGACTGTGGAGCCTGGAACGGGGATTGAACTGGTGCGCTCAGCAGGTTCACCACCTTGTTGAACGCCGATTCCCACGGATTCGAGATCGATTCCGCCCCCTGGACCGATGGGGATTGGGGGGCGTACTGAGACGGGGCGGATTGGTAACTGGGGCTCGCCTGGGGCACTGCTTGGGGGTAGCTGGTACCCACCTGATAACCCACTGGAGCCGATTGCACCTGAGGTGCTGCCACCACGTAGCTGCTTGGAGCTACCGCTGCGGGCGACGGTTGG